TGGAGGAGGGGGCTGTGGAGGAGGGGGCTGTGGAGGAGGGGGCTGGTAGTCGAGAGTCTGCTTTGTAATCATGTCTATGTGGGCGCCTGGGCTCTGGGAGTCCTTGTGCTGCAATCAGTTACAAACCGTTACCTGGGTCCCAGCTAGGGGAATAGGAGTCTGAAGTGGCTAAAAAGTTCAAATCTGCTGGTTCTGATTGGGATCCGAAGGCCTTTCTTTGGGACCGGGTCAGGGAGCTGCTGGCGAACCACTGTGGCGTCGGACCGTCGGAGAGAGCGTTCGAGCGATGTGTCCGTGAGATAGAGAGTAGGACGGTGGACGCCGCTCTGACGTTCCAGGGCCTTGAATCCGGCCATGAGCCTGTGGCCAGCATGGATGCTCTTGCGGTGTTCCTTGTCAGACACCTCTGTGAGATGGAAGATGGGATAGACGAGGTCCTTGATGTTACTCCTGATCGCGCTGAAACGGGAGGGCCCTTATACAATGCTTGCTTGGAAACCTTAAGGACCAGTAGGGGGCAGTTCTTCAGTGCGGAGGAGATCGCTGAGAGAGTGAAGTATGATTTGACCTCTTCCAAGCGACGCAGACTCCGTCAGTTGCGCAGGCTACTGGTACGGGTCTGTAAGGAGAACGGTGCTCGTATCAAGAGGGCCAACAAGGCAAGTGTTACCTTTGGTTTCCGGTAAGGAAGCAAGTAGGGCAACTTCAGAGAGCTCTCTGAACAACAAGAGGCCACCTACCTATGAGATTACATGTATGGTAGGTGGCCTTGCTCTGAGAGCCCTCTGCTTTGTTGGAGGGATAAGAAGAGGGTATGGCGACGCTTATAGGTTCCGCAGAGCGACGCTTTTAAGACGCACTTGTGAAGTTCCTACGACGCCGTAGGGAGTGTTGGCAAGAATCAATCGTCACACGAGCGTCGCTCGTAAGGACTAACGAGGGTACCCCTTGCCCTCCATCGTTAATCCTTACGAAAACATCAATGGGTAGTGGCAACTCCATGCCATTTGACTCCTATCCTGGCTCATAAGTACGCCTTCCAAAACAAGGACCAAGGTTTCGTCACACGAGCGTCGCGTGAGCGCTTGAGGCGCAGCTTTGAATGGGAAGTCAACAGGTTAAGCAATCTCTGTTTAAACACTTACATACCCCTAAAGGGGTATGTAACCTGGACTCCAACGAGAACCATCCAGGGATAAAGGAGGGGTTTGACGACGCTTAGGCTGGAGATAAAGGGAGGTTTAGGTGACGCCCAAAGGAGGAGTTAGGGTGTCGCAGGGGCGAGGATAAGGCGACGACGCTTGTGGCTCCTAAACCACTTAACCATCCACCAACCACAACTCCCCACCAACCACAACTTTGCTATTGACCATATTGAACCTCAACCTCCTACCAATACCATTCTTGATGCTTTTTCAAAACTCCACCTAATATCCATGGGGAATAACGCGCGTAAGGATATAAGGAGAATACCAAGCAAGCCAGCCCACCAGCAGCCAGCCCACCAGCAGCCAGCCGAACCTGAGAAAAAAGGGTCTGAAATGGGAGCCCAGCCTGAGCCCAGCCTGAGCCCAGCCTGAGCCCGGGCAAAGACCCGCACCAGGTTGCACGGAGCCTGCCCACAAACCACCGTCAGACTGGCTTGCTCCCACAAAAACGTTGGCACGAAGGTTGCAATGTAGTTAGGCGTAGGGCGAGACGCACACAACACACACAACACACGGAGACACACAGGCGCAAACGCACACGGGCTGCCGACCCACACAATTGAATACGCTCCACAGCAGGCGTGAAGGCACCGGGAAGGTTCGCTATACAGAGAGACCAGAAGGTGAAACCGCCACCAACCACAACCTCTAACCAAGGAGACAAGCCAATGTCAACCGAAGCCAAAGCCACCGAGTCAAGACGTGCTGCATTGTTGGCCAGCGCCAGGAGAGAGCGACACCGGTTAAACGTCTGTAATGGCGTCCTCATCGGCTTGTTCCTTGTCCTCTTGTCTTACGCCGTTCACACCTACCTGATGTAACGAAAGGGAAGCGTTACCATGGCAGACCAGAAGAAGACCGCCGACATCTCCGCTCTGTTCGCTCAGACCGTAGAGACCGCGAAGAAGACCGGCAACGCCGGCAAAAGCGCTACCAGCGCAACGGCCCGTGCCATTCTCCAGCGACTCCGCGAAAAGGGAAGTCAGGCGGTGGGGCTCACCGTCGGTGGCGTCAAGCACTCGCTACAGCTGGGCAAGACGGATCAGCAGGTTCGGAAGGCCATCCGCGCCGCTCAGGAAAGCGCGGTGGAGGCAGGCGACCTTGTCTTCACCCGCAAGGTCAGTGAGTCCGTCAACCCACGGACAGGCGAGACCATCACGCTCAACACCGAAGTCTGGCAGTATTACGTGATTCCTCGCGATGTGGCGCAGCAGATCGCGCCGGAGACGCTGGAGTCCCTGAAGGCCCTGGCCTACGACTGGGTGAACGGCAAGGACGTTGCTCCATCGACCCGCAGCAAGCTTGCCGAGATCGCGCGCAACGTCGCCTGAACGGCACCACACGGGCGGGAACGCTTGGACAGGTTCCCGCCCCTTCCAACTGGAGATACCGCACCATGACCGACGAAGAGTTTGACGGGAACGTGCTCAAGAGCATGATTGAGGAGATTGCACGCTTGCGCAGAGCAGAGCAGCGGGCAATTGAGACGGGACGCGCTGAAGCCGTTGCCGCATACCAACGCGGTCATGCCACTGGCCGCGCCGAAGGCTGGACGGCTGGTTTCAGCGCCGGAGAGTATGTATCTGTGCGTCGCATCTTGGGATACGAAGACAAGGAGGGATAGACCATGAACGCTTTACGCTTCACACTGGCCACCATACTGGCTTGGTTGCTGGGATTCACCGCCGTAGCCATCCGATGGGCAGCCTACAAATACGACGAATCTTTGGGCTATGAAGTAGAAGACGAAGAGCCCGTCCGGTTTCCTCGCGTTTGGACCGTCTATTGGTGGTTTATTAACCGCCAATGTGACTGCTATTCCGTCCGGTATCGTTTCAACTGGACCACCTCAGACCTTCGCTGGGCAGCCACACGCCTGTGTCCGCTCGATCATCAGCAGGAAGTATGGACGCATATTGGGACGCTGGACGCTGAATGTTGGACGGATCTATACGAAGGACTGGCCTACGAAGAGTGTAACGCTTTCTCCGAACGCTACCACCAAGGAATATAGGACATGGCCCGCAGATACAAGGCATACCACATAAAGCAGATGTTGAGCCACCAAGCCAGCGACTACCCGCAGCAGGATACCCCGGATTCCCTGGCGACGCTTCGCGCCCGCTTGTTCAATCCGACGCTCTCCCCGATCCAGCGCCATCAGATCCGTGAGCAAATCCAGCAACTGACCGCCTGAACCTTGGCCCTGGCCGATTCGACTACGAAAAGCCGCCGGCCAGCGGCGGGGGAAGTTTAAAGTCCTAAACACTCTTATGAGTTTGCCAGGGCAGTCTATTGGTGGTCTAAGTATAAAACAGGCATCCGCACACCCGCAGAAGTGCCCACGAACCCCATCCTCCCGGCGACGCTGGCGTAAAAAGCCCGCCAGCCCCACCAGCCACCTCAAAAAGCAACTCAATCCTACAACGCGCACCAAGCTATTCCTTCTAAGACGCCCCTGAAAATTTCTCTAACGACTTTTTAGCCAACGCTGCAACCTCCGCAATTAATTTTATCGGAACAAGGTTAGAGGCCAATATGGGAGTGCTCTTTAGTAGTACGGCGCCCTATTAAAGCATACTGTCCCACAATTTAACAAAAAGATCAAGGTCTTAGCTCATAAAGGGTTGTTCACAGTAGTACGGCGAGCTTGCAATCAAAGGCGGATCGGCACCTCTTATATTGAAAAAAGTGCCTTTGCCCAACCTCCGCGAGTATGAGGCCCTTATAGTTACCACTTGCAATAGCCACCACCATTCTCACTATACCAACATAGACCACTTCTTAACTACTTTCACGCGCCACCGAAGTAAGTCCGCCCCCTTACCCCACCATATTCTAATCGACTCCGGCCGCCAACCGGGGCTCATGATCCCTCCCTTCTGGGACGAAACCGCCGGGACTCAGTCCACCCTGTTTTCCCGGCGTTTTCGTGTGCGAACCCATTTGCTATAACGGAGCGCCTCGAGATGTAGCCGGGTCCTGACTCGAGTTAGATTTGACCATAGGCGGCCGCTAAGGCGGCCCTCCTTGGGCAGCCCAGGCATCAGCTAACCCCTTGACACGGGGAGCCTAACCCTACGTTAACCGCTCGGCTGGCCCCTGGGACCCACCTTCACTAAGACTCCGAGTAACTCCCAAGACTCGGACTACTGAACCAAAAAATGACCGGGACTCTTGGGACCCGGCGTACCTTTGCAGGAGGCTGGGCAGCTCTGTCCAATTGACTTAAGGAGTCTCCGAGGACTCCGGCTGCCCAGATCAAAAACATGGCGGTAGGGCAATTCAAGTACCGGCTGGCATTAGATCCCCGGCTGCTTGCCCGCATAATCGATGAAGCACCGGACGTACACTCGAAGATAGAAGCGCTACGGAAGTGGTGCACTTACGCGAACAAACGCCTGGAACAGATCCGTTCTGCACCAGTCTCCGAATGGGAAGAGCTGGAAGACGGGACGATCGGAGCGTTCATATTGAAAGGCGGACCCTCCGCTACTCCGTGGGGCCCTATACCAGAGGCAGTCTGCGGTGTTCAGAACTCCCGGGACGGCCTAATTTGCCCCAATCCCAGGGGACAGGGTACCAATCATCCCGGGTACGGGTCGTGCTACACTTGCGAGATGAAAAGTTCATCAGCGCTCTGGCGATCAGGAGCCATCTACAGCCCTGGCAATGAGAAGATGATATTTCTGAACCGGTCGAACAACCTACCCGCACGGCTTCGTGAATGTCTGGACGTATCGGAAGCCGTCGAAGAGAAGACGCTACGCGCAATCGACGGAGACCTACGCACTACGTACGGGCTCGTACAATTCATACTGGAAGGCGGGTTGCACCGCCTAACCGATGAAGAACGCGAAGCCATGGACTGGCTGTCTCCGGAGGATATCAAGACCTGCAACATGCTCCTGAAGACGGCGCTGGAAGCGAAGAAGATCGCTTACCTCATGGAGAAGGACGCGAAGCTAGATCCCGTCACGATCAAGTCGTTCGTCGGCCAGGTCATGGCAGTGGTCTTTGCGAACGTGGAACCGAACACGGCACGTCGAATCGGCGGCGAAATTCTCGACCAGGTGATCAGGCCCTTCAAAATGGAGGGACGCATATCCGGCGATGACACGGATTACTCTGATATCGGACCTGGGATGGCGAAGGCGATTGGGAACTACGCAGGCGTTGACGCCGAAGACGTTAGCTTCTCCGAAGTGGAGGGCGAGGGATCTCTCTCAGGCGAGGACTTGTCATCGGCGGCTAAAGAAGCGATGAATCACCTGAAGTCGACCCGGAAGCGCCTCGAGAAGAAGACCCGGACTAGCACCGGCGGGACTCTTGACTCCATGAAAGAGCAGGAGAAGAAAGAGAAGCGCAGAGCTCGAAGACGCACTAACAGGAAGAAGAAGGCAGTCGTATGACACAGACATACTTCTCGTCACCAACGAATGAGCCCCTGCCACAGGAGCTCCAAGTGTTCCGGGATAATACCTGGACACTGACAGTAGTGAACAGGCAGGTGGAAGACGGAGCCGCCTTTGACTTGACAGACGGCTGGCACGGCTGGTTCGTTATGAAAGCGCGGGACACGCACTCGGACTCCAATATCCTGATAGAGAAACGGACCGACGTTGCTGGTGAAGGCGAGATCGTAGTGCCGGCCACTGCTGGGACCGTAAGGTTCTTCTTTGAACGAGCAGACACCAGGGACTTGAAGTCCGGCGTCTATTTCTGGGACTCCGGTATTTTTCGTGGGACCGAGAAGATCACGACCTCAAAAGGCCAGCTGGAGTTGAAGCAGCCGGTTCTTCTTGGTGATGTACCAGCGTAGAGTACACTGAACGAGCTTCTGTACTCTTGATTGAATGGCAACAATGGTAAAACGTCGCCCAGAAAAACAGATTCTCGAACGAGCTTGCCGAGTATACTCTTCGGACGCTGACGCCGGAAGAGCCCTCGGTGTGAGTGCGGTCACCTTCAGTCGCTGGTGCAAACAACTCGGACTGCTGACTCCGTATCAGCGCCGGCTGGAAAAGTGTGGAATCGATAATGGAACCACAGTCAACGGCGCCTGATAACGCACCAGAAACGTTCTCAGCGATCCTGGACACACCGCCACCTGGGTGGGGTTACGTCCTGCAGACAACGATACATGAATCTCAGGAAGTAACACAGGTCATACTGGTTAAGCAAGAGCCTAACAGCTTCGTAACGCAGCAGCTGGAAGAGCTTGGGATAGGGACCAGCGATGGTGTACTTGGGACCCTTCTCGCCTTGATCGTCCTCTGGTCACGAATCTCTCGGTTACTTCCGAACCTGCTCCACGACCGTCTTCCCACTGCTCTACAATCCGATGAGAGAAAGAGGTCTGATGAATCAGGCTAATGATCCAGATCCCTCTGACGGTCTAGACTTGGATGAAGATCTGCAGAGGATCATTGCTCAAGCGACCCAAGAGTCGGTTGAGCGGCACAGTGTTAGTGAGGGTGGCGGCCTCATGCCCTGGACGCAGAGGACTGCTGACCAGTTTAAGCAGTACCTCGAGACCCCAGAAGGGATCGAAACACTGATATGCGACCCCTACTTTCTTGGCTTGGGCGAGTACGTCTACCCTTCGGTCATGGACGACATCATCGAACTGTTCGAAACGCGTCGCCGACGACCGGTGAACCTGGTGATCTTCCTCGAAGGCATCGGAAGTGGGAAGACTACGAAGTTCTCGATATTACAGTTTCTACAGTGGTTCGAGCTGAGTATGAATCCGGACCCACAAGCATTCTATCGGATGGCACCGGGTTCTATAATAGCACTGATCAACCTATCACGGACCGAGTCACAAGCACGTCGTGTGGCTTTTGGGGAGGTGTGGAGGAGGTTCCAGTGTCCTTTTGTTCGGGACTACTTTACTCCGAATCCACGGTTTTCGAAGGAGATACAGATACCCCAGAACAATACTATCATCTTCGCGGGGACAAGCTCCGCTATGTCCGCACTGGGGTACAATCTCTACGGGGGCGGAATCGACGAAGCCTGCTTCTTAGAAGTGGTCGAAGACTCGAAGCGCGCCGCGAACCAAGAGCGGTACGACGCAGCCGAAGAGATCTACAACGCAGTCTGGGACCGGATGACCTCTCGTTTCATGCGAGGTGGCATCGTTCCCGGGATGCTCGTGATGTTCAGTTCTCCTCGATACCCCGAGGACTTCCTCGAACGAAAAATCAGGCAGGCTTTAGAACTCGGCGACGACAGCGGCATTTTCTTTCGACGACGCAGTACCTGGAGCGCAAAAGGGAAGGCGTTCTTCCCAAGTAATGAGTTCTTCTTTGTGGATGTGGATACCCTGGATGAGGTTACAGAGGGGGATGCTATCTCCTCTGGGGACCTAATTTTCCTTGACAACGATGCTCTGCCCCCACAGTACGACAGTATGGTTCAGGCTGGTAGGCTGATCGCTCAGAAAACCGATCGAGGTGTCAAGCTCGTCCCTACCCGACCTTCAGGGGCTCCACACGCCACCGACCTTGAGAAGCGCGTTAATCTGCTGAAGTTCGAAAAGCGTCTCAGGGCACTGAAGAAGATAACATGAGATGAGCGCAGAACATCTTCCTGACTGGATTGTTGCCTTTTGTGCTGTATTGACCCTGATGCTTGGTATCCTCATGAAGCTGGTCTGGGGTTTAAGGTGCTACGATAAGCGCTTTGTCCAGCTTGAATCCGATCTGAAGCACAGTAATGAGATGCAAATGGCAGCGGTTGCTGAGGTGAGAGAGGACCTGAAACATGAACAACAGCGTAGAACTGAGATTTGGGAGAAGCTAGACACCATCCAAGACCTACTAAGTAAGGCTGTCGCTGACATGGCTTACTTACGAGGGCAAATGGCCGCTCGCGAAATGCAGCAGCCGATAAGTCACCATGAGGGGCTGCCTGGGGGTCTTCGAGACACTTAAGGAGGGTAGGACCTATGTTTTGCTACGTCGACATTGAAACGACGGGCTTCAGTCAGAAGAAGGACGCTTTCACCCGCTTCACCGCTATCAAGGCGCACCACTACGAAGTGGTTGATATAATCGACATCCTCATCAACCCCCAGCGTAAGGTTGATCCTGGTATCTTGAAAATGACCGGGCTTAGCCAGGCGATTTTGGACCTCATGCCGCCCCTTGCCGCCCGAGCGGAAGAGATTCGCGCATTCCTCAGGGGCAATCAGCTGGTTGGCTGGGGTAACTTCGAACACCGCTGGTTGACTCATCACGGCCTGGCTGCTAAGGTTGACGACGCTTGTGCTAAGGTGAAGCGCGAAACCAAGAACAAGCTGGTTGTTGCTGACTATAAGCTGCCTACCGTCTGTAAGGCGCTCAGTATTCCTCTCCGTCATCATGACTCGCTCAGCGACGCTTTGGCTCTGTATCACATCTGTAACCTTACAGGAGTTCTGAGATGAGCCGAAAAGTGGACACCATGACGAAATGCCCAGCTTGCGGCGGGCGCGTTGTTCGCCAGGAGAGCACACTGGGGACTGGGAAGCCAGGTTTTCCTTGCCACCAGTGCGATGCAGAGTTCGATGTCTATCTTGAGGAGTCAGATATCACCGATCTGACCGGGCATCTGGTGCAGGAAGACCTGTAGAGCTATGCCGGTAATCGCGATACCACACGAGCTACGGCGGAACTTTCTAGCCAACCGGACTGAATTCGTGCGGAATTTGGCGTGTTGGCCGATGACAAGCCTGCACCCGTTCTACCGTAAGCTCTCTACCCTCTACTCGGCAATCGATGCTGACCGAGAAAATCCATGGGACTTCATCCGAAAACAGTTTAAAATGGGTTGGAGGTGTGAAAATCCCAGTATTTTCCGGTATATGCACTTCGACTTGGCGGAAAATCAGGACCGAGTCGGCTTTGCCATGTGTCATGCACCGTTTCACGTGACCAGAGACGTTGCAATCGGTGAAACGGTGGAGGAGATGAGGGTCCCGTACATCTATTTTGACTTCCTGGGGATCATTGAAGTCAGTAAAAGCGAGGAATTGGACTTCACTTTGATCCCGGAGATCGTTTTTGAGCTCCGGAGACGTGGTTTTCCCATTGATTTGGTGACTTTTGACCGTTTCCAGAGCTCGCATACGATGACGATTCTCTCACATGAGGGGATTCATTGCGGAAAGCTCTCCATTGACCGTACGGCCTTCAAAATCATCGTAAAGAAGCTTTTGAAGAACAACGGAGAGATGAAGGGCTGGAAACTTCAGAGAGAGTCGACGGAAAAACAGTATGCAGACGCTCATCAAGCGCTGAAGAGCGCTGTTTACGAAGAGCGCTGTAACATCCCAGCCTGGACCGAGTGGATTAATCACCATCCCTTAGAGCCCATGCATCCGTTCGTTGCCGAAGCGAACGGTGCCGAGACTCAAGATGGTGGGACAGTAGACCATGGTCCTTTCTCCAAGATTGACCTCTTGTCTGGGATGGCCGGTGCTGCCTATAATTG